TCATAGTCATCAGAAAAATCAACACCATTTAAAGCAATAGGAACGTCTTCTTTAATATCAGGGTAATCAGTAAATGGCTTTAGTGTTAGTGTATATTGAGGATTAAAATATGGTAAAACTTGCTCAACTACTTGCAATGCATCATCTTGTGTTTTGGCGTATATATTTAATTGAAACCCTAAATTATATGGCACATATGAATAAAACTTATTTCTAAGAGCATTAGAAGTGCCGGCCTGCTGAAAATTATTAGTTTTCTGTAGCTGCCTACCTTGATCGTATGCAATAGAAACAATCTCAAAAGACATCCGAGGTAACTTCATTGCTACTTGAGTATTAGCATCTAAGTCTGGGTTTTCTCTAATTCGTTCTAAGAACTTGTTTTTAGGCGCATAAGATAACGGAACTTTAACCTGAGAAATAACTTGATTAGAAGAATTTTTACGAATGACATAAATATTATTAAACAGCGCACCGAATACTGCAACGCTTTTTCTTAACCGCTCATGATAGAAATGATTACCAAGCATAATTAACCCTTGTATATCTTCTGTAGAACGTCTTCGAACTCTTCTACTTTGGTTAAACGATTAGGCCAGAGAATATAATCTTTCTCTGGATTCTTTTTTAAATTATTCAAAAGCGGAACAATAGCGTTATATAGATTATTTAGTCGCTCTTCATAACCAGAAGCTTCTGAACTTACTTTTTGTACTGCTTCTATTCGATCTTCATCGACCGCAGTAAATCCGAAATCAAACATATCAGCCACTCGGATCACCAAATGGATTTGATTCTGTAAAGTCTAAAAAGCTATCTCCAATAGTATTAAAGTCGTCATTTTGTTCATTCGCAGATATTTGATTATCTTCAGTAACAGCTGTTACAGTTGCAACTGAGGTAAGACTTGATATCTGTAATGCAGTAGTAAACTCGTGATATAAACCATCACTGGCTCCTACATGGATTAGGCCAAGAACGTTATCTGAATCAGACCATTTAGAGATCTCCCCTTGCATGGTCACGCCGGTAGAAAAGGTCTGAGTAGCTGTCTCACCAATAATAAATCCATTGCTGGCAGAATCTAAAGTGAGCAGATACTCATATGCATGCGCTCTTTCAATAACATCAATTGCATCGATACCGGTATCAAGATCTTCATCGTTATACTCGAACAATTCTGTTCTTAACTTATATGTGGGTAGATTGCTTAACTGATAGAATGGTTGTTCATGCTCAACTTGCATAATCTGAAATAGTTTATTAGACAGTGGAAGATAAATTAAATCACCCTCTAGAGGTCTTACGCTACTAAGCTCATTATCGTACCTTGCGACCGAATTAGCCCAGCGCTTTCGCGATACAACAAATGTTGCTTGGTCTCTTATCTCTACTCCAAACTTAGTAAATAAATCTCCCTCACCATCAAAACCTTCTACGTTCTCTATGTACATTTCAATCTTATATGAAGAATTAAATCTAGAAGGTACGTCATCGCCTAAGATTTTATCTTCATTAACAATATCTCTTGGGAGATAATAAACATCTTGACCATAGATTTTTAAAGATTCTATTATAATATCTTCATATAAATCTTGTTCAGATCTTACTTTTTGACTGAAATAGTGATTAGTTGCCATTAACTACCCCATAAAGAAATCAGCCGGCAATTCATGCTCTAGTCTGATTTTCTCTCTTAATTGAGCTATCTCTTGAGTAGCATCTTCAAATATCTGTCTACCATTTAGCTGCACTCCGCCCGGAAGTACCATACCTTCAAATTTAATAAGGTTAGATCCCCATTGCTGTTTAATGAGTGCTGTAGTATATTCCTTTAACCACATGTCATTATAAATCGCAGCATGACTAGAGCCACTTATGATCTGATAACATTCGGCAATCAAATAATCATCTTCTTTAATATCACCATCAGAAAAGTCGCCGTGAATATATAAGCGGTTCTGGTTACGCACATAGCTGACCTGAGGGTTACCGGTTAACTTCATGTCAAGGACTGACAAATACTGTTGCATTTGTTCATAGTAACCTAAATCGCCAATAAAACTGTGAAGATCAGCAATATCATTAAGATGCATCTGATATTTTATATCAAAGAAATTTCTACCGGCACTACCTGATGGAATTCTAAATAATCTTTGTACTTGAATAATATCTGATGATATATTAATATATTCATTAGTCACATCATCAGCTGTGACTTGATGTTTAAAAAAAGTCCTAAACGTGCCTTCAGAGTGAAATTCTCTAAAGTATTGCAGCGCCTCATCAAGGCGATCCTCTAATTGATCTGGGTCAACGTTAATTTCAATTACTGGTTCACCCAGCCGGCGAAGACAATATTCAATAAGAGTTGCTCTTGAAGTAGGGACAGCCATATGATATTCCTAAATTACTTGATACTATTTATAATATTAGCACTATTTATAATAAAAAAAATGGCAGCCAAAGCCGCCATTTAAAATAGTGTAAGACAGTTTTACTCTCCTGATTCTTCTTCTGGCTTTAGTGACTCTGTAAGAGCAGCGCTAAAGACTCGTTGAGCGGCCTTTAATTGTTCAGTTTGAAACGAAAGATCGTTAAGTTTATTTGAAATATCTCTTAATTGAGAGATCGCATATTTCTGTTCATTGTTAAGACTATCAATTTCATATTCCTTATCGTTTACCACGACTGTAGGAACTTTATTCTCTTCTGTCATTATTATCTCCTAGGACATTATATAGTTAATATGGTATATATTATTATTTTATAGCACTCTTGCTTTTAAATTTGCTGATATCTTTGATGTTAAATCCACTGAGTTTGTAGTAGTAAACTCTACATCGTACTCAGTACCATGTATCGCCTGTTTGTACTTTGATGCCGCATTATAATTAATCGTAACACCATCTGATATTGGGCTAGTACCTGAAGTAGCATATGGTGCAATCATCAAGTCGAGAGTATTAGCACTGTCTTGGCTAAAGTGGTATCCATCAGCTACTGCATCCAACTGAGCTTTATTCATTCTGTTGAATGACTGAGTGCCAAGAGCTTCTTGAAGAGTTGCGTGCTCATTATTATTGGTACCGTTTACCCAAGTTTCAGATGTTCCGAAACCTGTAGTAGTAGTAGTAAAAGAATTTGCGCCATAATTTGATCCGCCAGAAGATTTACTTTTAGTAACATATAATTTCTTTCCGCTGTTTGCCCAACACATTGCAGTGATGGTTGTACTTGATCCACCTAGATCAAGCCCCGGCTGAAAAGATATATTATTATAAGAAGCTGTGCTTGGATCCCAAGCGGTAGATAAATCATACTCTCTTATATAATAGGTATTTGGAGATCCGTCATATAATAGAAGATACATTTTTAAACCATCATCATTAAATAGAATATCTCTTCCAGAGTTACTATTTAAAAACGCAGATGTTACTCCTATATAACTACCTGTTGTTATATCCCAAGGTGTTGTTAAATTCCAAGAATAGATAGTGGAATTATATCGTAAAATATACACCTTTGAACCATCAGATTTAAAGAAAAGACCATATGATTCATACGTAGGCCCTGCAGAATAATTTTCGGTTGCTGTGTGTGATGCTGTTGATACATCCCATGCAGTACTTAATGCATACTCACTTATAGTGGCTGTACTTTGAGGATTTAATACATACATTTTTGTACCATCCGGCTTAAAGAAAAGACCCCAAGGATGTGTAAGCCCAGTCAGTGTATATGAAACATTGTTATAAGCACCAGTACTAAGATCGAATGGTGTAGACATATCAAACTGAAACACCTTATCTTCTTGATATCCAGTAATATAAAACTTTGTGCCATCTGAACTAACTGCTATACCCTGTTCAGCTTCTTCGCTTGTATCAGCTGTAGTATCGAAATTTTTATTATCATAGGTTTCATTAGCAAGACCGTATCCTACCACACTTCCGCCATCATTATTATACTGCCAAGTGCCAGAGTTGTTTCGGGCAATCTTTCTTACACCATCTGAACCTTTAGCAACGCTCCAGCTTGTTCGGTTGTCTGTTGAAACTGCATAGAAGATATCTCCATCGTTTTTGGTTTCGTCAGCTGTCATTGAATTAATATCTAGCCAGGTTGATGAATTGATTTGACCAGAAGAAGAATCTGTGAGCGCTGGCATATATTGTGAATATGCATATACTGATGAACCAGCTGAAAATTGATAAGCGTGCATATCATTATTTCCAAATATATAAAATTTTGCACCATTATTAGCAAAGGACATGCCAACAATATTTTTATTTCCAACAGTAGTATTTCTTACGTCATATGTTGCAACATATGACACGTTACTGACATCTCCGTCACTTGGCATATTGTATTCAGCAATTAGATAACCCTTTCCAATAAATATTTTTGACCCACTAGAATTTAATTCAAGACTTTCATGAGCGTTGTTAAAATCATTGACTGTGGCAAAACTATTATTTGAATATGAAGCAGTGCTCAAATCCCAAGCTGTAGAAAGATTGTATTGAAAAAGAGTCTTACTATGGTAACCCCCAATGTAAACCTTTGTTCCATCTGCACTTAATACTAATGAAGCTGGATTAGTATCCTGACTCCCAACATTAATTGTTTTATTAGAGTATGATGCTGTACTTAAATCCCACGCTGTGGAAAGATTATATTGCCAGACACCATCTGGAGTACTACCTACCATATATAATACAGTTCCATCGGGTTTAAAACGTAAATCTCTTTGCCTAGTATTTTGTCCTGATACATTCAAATATGTATTGTCATATGTAGCTGTAGATATATCATACGCAGTAGAAAGGCTGTATTGTCGAATTTGCTGATTTGTGTTTTGATCTGATGCAGTGTTAAAACCATTCAGATACATCTTTGTTCCGTCTGTCTTAAACGCTATTCCTTCTGCGCTTGGAAGGTCACTTGAAGCATTATAAGATTTACTATCATATGAAAGATTACTCAAATCATAAGTATTTCCATATCCACTTAATGTTATACCAGTTCCATCCGTCTTACCTTGAGCACCAAATAGCTGCCAAGAAGAAATTGTAGAAGTATCTGCAAATGGCGTGACTGACTTATATGTTCCTGAAGTACCA